TATTTTCACCATGTGACATTACTACAACAGGACAATCATACCCATAGTACTGCCCACTATGAGTACCGCCCATAAAAAACCTAGTATAATCAACCACTTAAGCAGTTTGAACATAAGGCTTATTCCATGAACCAATGTTAACGTCTGTGTAATGACTACGGTGAAAGTAATCAGTCATAGCATCATCCTCACAGAACCAATCAGAACCCTTCATGGCAGCAAACAACTCATTCAAGAACCTCTGCGCCTTGCCCTTATAGTTCTCTTCTATCCAATAGGGATTAACCTGTGTATAACCCTCACCATGACTGTGTTCGAACTTCAACGCACCAGACTTGATGTTAACTACAAGGGATGAATGATGCTTCACAGCAATAGAACCCTTCATGCCGTACTTCTTCAACACCGCTTTGATGCCTGGAGCCAGTTGTTTCTTCTTCTCTTGTGATACATACGCCATAATCAGTTCCTTTTCTCAGTTTATGTAGCCATTATACACTTGTTTTGAGAACATGTCAACCCCTAAATGCAAATAAAATCAAAATAAATGCAAATAAATCGCTTGACAATGGCTTGGAGATGTGGTATAATGGCTACTGAAATGGAGGAAAAATGGGTAATTAACTGAAAAAATCTCTTGACTTTTCTGAGAGGCCCTGATATAATTTCTGGTCAGTCGGTCAATAACACCCTTTAATGCACAAAGAAGCGCACGTTATGCCATTTATTTTAACCTTTTTTTAATAGTGGGATTTTATCCCATTTTCTGGGATATTGTGGGATTTCCATCCGCAAAGGTAAATCAGTCTCTATCCTTGGAGGATTTACCTGATAGATAGTTAGGTACATCTACCTCTTTCCTATCCATATAGTCTTGTAGTTCACTCCATATCCAATAGAATGGCATCAGTACTACACTCATTACTCCTAGTGTGGTCAGTATAATCCCTAGTATGATGATAACACCGACTGTCTTTAGTTTATCCACTAACATATGGAGTTCCATCCTTATTCTTTTGATACCAGTTCTTTTGATGATGTATCTTTGCTTTGAGTTCTACTACTCTACTGGTGATTGATTGGTCTAATGGGATAAGGCACGTTAATGCCCTATCTATTAGATCAATGTCACTTACATCCAATGTGAATGACGTATTGGGTTTCATTAGTTCCATCCCTTTTCCATTAGTTCAGCGATACGTTGTTGTTGACGTTGTATCTCCTCTGCTTGTGTGAGTATCTTGTCTTTTTGACGTTCTACTCTATTCCATGTCTTAGGTGTTACTACCTTTCCCTTACCTTTTTTCATACATCTTCCTTATGTATTGTGTGTGTTTATAGTCCTAGTATACCGAATAGGTTGAACCAGCCCATGCTTGTTCCTATTACTACTGGTATACCAATCATTGTGAGTGCTATGATGAGGAATGCGAGTCCTACACCTTTGTTATGATAGGGTTCATTACTCATGTTCGCCTCCGTCTCCTCTAAGCGTGTAGAAGATTTGTGGTTTACGTTTTGCAGCTTCGAATGTCGCTACTGTGATACATACTGCACCTAATAGCAATGTGTGTATCAATATGTTAGCACCTAGATACATCCAAGTACCTGTCATTGCTGTAAACACTATACACCACATCCATGCAAGTATCTGCATCACCATATGGCGTACCCTTAAATCTTTGATATTACCTAATGGGTTCTTCTCGTGATCCATTATCACGTTCCACCAATCCATTATAAAACTTGTCATCTTTTCTTCTTTCTTATCTATAGTACTTTTGGTACAGTTCTTCTAGTTTACCCTTCTCTGGGTGGTTATGTATCCATTGCCCTGTGCATGGATCGAATTCATCCTTGAACCACTTGTCCATCTTCTCGTTACCTGTTGTTATGGTAACATCTACCTTCTTACATTCCTCGTCAAAGGTGGCGTCTGGCATGATGGAGTCGTTCTTTACTTCGTATGCGTATGCGGCGACACAGAGTTTGATTCTTCTTTTAATTTCTTCTGATTTTCTATCCATATATCACTCGCTAACCAATGGGTCACATCATCACAAGGGTCGTCTACACAACTCCATTGTATTGTATCACTTGCCCCGTGTTCCATTTCTTCGCTTGTTCCTCTGCCTCTGCTTTACTCGCAAAGAGTCTAGGTTTACCTTTAGAGCCTTGAGTGATTTGTCCATCAAGGGCATACTCATCAACGTCTATCTGTACTCGTACAGCGTAGTATCCTGTCCAATCAGTAGTTTTGGTAGCCGGTGGGAATGACATAGGTTTCTCCATTATTAATCGCTTTAGCACTTGCTGTGGCAATCTTCTTATAAGATGTTTGTAGAACAAGGTTTCCCCTGTGATACACGATATACCTCTCGCCATCTTTAAATACTATTGCCTCATTTACCATACTATTATAACACCAAAATACCCGACTTGTCAAGTCCTTTTGTATTTATTGCGTAATCTTTTTACCGCCCTCGCTGTATGGTGTTTCCAGACGGTGTGTATGACAAGGTACACTGGATAAGGTACAGGGATACTATAACAGCGGCGTCCTCTTACGACAGCGATGTGCCATATGAATGAACCACCAATATTTGAGAAACCAACGATACCCATCTCATACTACTTTCTGTTCTCAATCATCTCTGCACGTTCTACCTCGTACCAGCGTCTGTCTATCTGAAAGAGTGTGACATGTAAGTCATTAATCTCTTTATCAGTCAATCTGTCGATACAAGGGTCGTGTTGTGGTTCTGGGTCGCCCAGTCTGTCACCGATACGGTTATACAGTTCCTTTAGCAAGTCGCATGTAGCAAACTTGTCTAATGTCACAACAACCTTTATACCAATGTTGCTCATACTACTATAACCTCACCCTCTGTCTCAATCCACACCTTTGCACCACATGATAGTGGCTTGTCTGGACTATACACAACCTTACAATCGCCCTTGATATGCACCTCATGTCCATATCGGTTCTCTTTGTAAGTCTTCGCTGTGATTACAGGTTCACGCTTTCCGCTTTTTGCGTTGCTTCGTATTACGTGCTGGTTTATGTGTATCTTTGTCTTCATCTGCTTTCTCCAGTTTCGGAATCTTTCTCCACGCCTCTGTGTAGAGACAGAACCTTTCATATCCATTGTCAGTCTTGTATATGAACTGCATAGACAACTTTTCTATAACCCTACCCTCAAATCTACCATTAAGAGCACATGTATGTTCTATCCAATCACCAAAGTCTGGTTGTTTAGCCAAAATTCTCTAACCCACTATCAGACTCATACAATGCATATAGATGATGTATCTGATCCTTAATCCTTAGTTTTTCTTGCTTTGCAGACAAAATTGCCATCTCTGGTGCTTTCTCTGCAATCAGTACTTCCACAACCTCATGTTGTCGTTTGTGCTTGCCCTCTAGATGTGAGAGTTTCTTGGCATAATCCATGTTAGTCCTTTCTAGCATATTCGTTTAAGTCGTAATGTTTACAATGAGTTTCATACATCCTCTCTGAGTGTGCTTCTAATAGATTAGCAAACCCATGCAAAGTTGTGTGAATATCGTCCATTGACTGTTTGCGCCGTCCGTCATACAAGGTGTCGGCGTAATTTTTGATTATATCGGCAAAGTTTCCGATTTCATTGATTTCTTGCTCAACATCGAACCTGTCTGGTTTGAATAGTGCGGTCATAAGTACTCCAATTAATTATAATACTATTATAGTGCATTACTGGGGTATTGTCAAGATATTTTTAGAAATGGCCCTGCTGTTTCGTATTGCTTTTTTGCACCATAATAGAGTATTGATAGAAAATCTTCAAGTTTACCTCTTTGTTCTATGGTTTTCAGTATAGTCAACCACTGAAAACATTGAAGTTTAGCAGATAGTTGTGATGCAACACGATTGTTCTCTTTTTCTAGTTCAACAACTCTTCGCAGTGTTTCTCCCCAATCATCAGAACCAAAATCTATGGTACTCCCACCTATAGTCAAACTAGACAGTTTCTTTTGTTCTAGGATATACGATTTAATATCACTCTCAGAGAACCTTCCTACTGCTGGTATTTGTGAACCCATTCTTCTCTTTAAACCAACTTTAGAAAGGAATGGGTCAATTGCTTCTTTAGACGATACTTTACCTAATTTCGCTGCAGCGCCCTGTCCTGTCATATCCATTTGTGTAGACTCACGAACACCGCCAGAGAATGCACGAACCTGTACGTTCACCTCTTTACCTCCAACATTAATTTTAAATGCAAGTTCTCCTGTATTGAACTCATCATTCTTTGCAAGGTCGAGGTTTAGTTTGATACTGCCTCTCATTATTGATATATCACTAATGGTGTTTAGTGTTGTTACATTGGTTTCTTCTAATGATGCAGACTTACCTAGTTTCTTTAGTGAAATGCCAATCAACTCTCTTTTGATAAAGAGTCTTCGCATGTAGTTGTTGAGCATGTCAAGTTTCTGTTTCGTGTCAAGTTTTAAATCACCGATTGTCTTCATCTCAGTCATTATTCTTGGTTTTTGTTGCACCTTCACAAGATATATGTCAGCAGGGTTCCAAGAGTCTTTTGTACTTACTCCACACTTGTTAATTGCAATACCTTCCAGATATGGCATGATACCTTTATCTCTAGAGTATTCATATCCTCTATTCGAACCCAACCATTTTTTTAGTGATGATGCTTGCATTTCAAAAGTGGCATGCCATGCATCGTCATATTTTGGATATATCTTTGCAATCAAGTCTCCAGTTGGCATTCCTCTACCATCAATGAACTGTTCACAAACAAAGCGTGTTGCGTTCTCTTGCATTGCAGTATCAGCAGCATTCATGTTGGAACCACCAGCACCAGAACCATTACCAAAAGCTATGTTCAAATCCTTTATGGGGAATTGAGCTGCCATTTTTCTTTTAATGGTAGCAATATTATCTTTCTTCTCTACTGTCCTTGGAATCTTAATAACATTAAAATCTTTTGTGGGGTCAAGAACTATAGTCTCTCCATAGTTTTTATTTACAAATTCATACACTAATGCAGCAGACTCAGAAGACTTCTTTTTCTTCTTTAGAATCTCATTTGTATTTTTTGGACGAAAATTGAATGCCATGTATAATCTCCTTAGAAGTATTTATACATGTTACTATAACATCATGTAAAGAACGTGTCAAGCGTTGCTACTCCATATTTGTCTGCAACCCTGTTTACGTTACTCTTATTATGGTCTACACTGTCGCCACGATGTTCGTATGGAATGGTGTCTGTGAGCGTGTAGGCGAGCTCGCCTGGACGTTTAATCTTCCATTGTAAGTCTTTACCCTTTGGATAATCTAGTGTCCATTCCATTGCAGAATGTTTTAATAACTTTCTAGATTTCTTGGTGATAGGATAAATGTACCTAAACTGTTTACCGAATACACGAGAGAACCCTAGTTCACCCATATGTGCATCAGATGGGCGTGGCCCATACTTGGTATCCATACGGTTCATCACTTTCTTCATCTTGCGTTGTATAGTGCGAAAATGTACCTTCTCTCCACTGTCTGTGACATATACGTCACTCCAGATGAACCCACCATATAAAAAGTTCGCTGCCTGATAAACGTAGCCAGGTTTGCCCACAATACCATCTGCCCATGTGTATAGAAACTTAACGTCTGGTGTGTTCTTCTTCATCCATGCAATTGTAGCACTCTGCATCTGTGACTCAGAGTTGCGTGGCATAGAATCATCCATACACATCTTACCTATCTCAAAGTAATCACATGTAGAAAGTTCTGGGAACATCTTCTTGATTGTACCCATAGGATTTGTACCCCAACCAAGCGTTAGGACACCTACCAATTCATCATCTTGGTAAGCACCCAAATAATGCTTGGTTAGTTTTGGCATCACCTGACTATAGTGACGTTCCTGTACGAATAGAGTAGCAACCCTATGATCGACAGGTTTCATTACAATCATAGGTATTCGACTGTCGTACAAGTGGTTGGATTATGATGGGTTGTCCCATCTGGGAAATACGTCAATGTCTCCGTTTCCTTACGAATACGTCTTTCCCCATCTATAATCTCTTCATAATATGTCGTTTTTTCTGCCTTGATAATACGGCGTTTAAAATCACTCACTTTGATTCTCCCGAATTACTTCCTCACATTCACCAATTAGACTAGCTTGAGTGTTACTAATGACTTCCCACATCTCTTCATAGAAAGTATCTTCTGCCTCTTGGTCAACCCATTCCTCATCAACATAAGACTCTTCAGTCAATTGTTCTGAGTCATTGATGACAAGTTCAACAGTTTCCTCATAGTCATATTCAACACCGTCAAACATCTCTTCGCCTTCATATATATCTGCACCAAAGAAGTTCGGCCCTTCATCCTCATATGAAATGGATGTAATGATTTTAGGGTCATACTCTACTAGAATACCTAGTAGCATCTCCAACCCTTGTTGTGGTGATGACCATGCAGATTCTCCATTGAAGTACACATCACCCTCTTCGGCAGAGTAATCTTCAAAATAACTCCACTTGGGGCCGATGTTTGCAGTAGTCCACTCGTACTTTTCTGTCTCTTCATATGTCAAGTCGCCCTCAACAAAGATATCAGAAAACCATTTGTGTGGTGCATCCTCACGAATACGTCCAAACATCTCTTTCAATTTTGTTCGTGCCTCATCATTGATTTGATGAAATTGCACATAAAAGTGTACATGATTAGCCATCTTCTGGATTCTCCTCTGCCCACTGTTCGTACATGGTTCGCAATACAGTGCCGACATATCCTTCGTAACACTCTTCACTCTCAGCATAGTTGTACATTTCTACTGCCTGTTCTTCAGTCAGTTCACCCACCTCTTCCACACCGAAATATTCACACACATCTGTGTGTGCCCAATCGTATGCAAGTTGTTCAATCTGATCTGCCAACTTGTGCATTTTAAAAACTTCAAAAGCCATTCATTATCTCCTTTTGCCCGTATCTGGGTCATTTGCTTCTTGAGTAGACAACACTTGTAGTCCACCCTTGTTATATGCCTGTCCAATGACAACACTGCCATTATATGTTGGACGTTCCTTCTTTAAGGCATTACCAATACCATTCCCTACAGAGGGAATATTGGCAGAGGGACAGGGAGTCGAACCCCGACTTACAGTTTTGGAGACTGTCGTGCTACCGTAACACTTTCCCCCTGTAGGTTTCTTAGACTTACCCTGTACATAATCAATATACTCATCTAGTGTGTATACTGGACACCGTATAGACTTCAGAAACTTGTTGTGTTCACGCCAAGCAACTGTATACTTTTCTGGGTTAATCTTTTTTTTCTTCTTCCGTCTGCTGTTCAGATTGTTGTAGTAGACGGGCATTAGGTGCATGCCGCTCATTATATATTGCCTCCATCAAAGCCTCCATAGAAACATTATCTATGGATTCACCAAATTGTTCTGCTAGCTCACTAATGGATAGTTTGTTTTGATTTTCTTGATAACGCAAGATAAACTCCCTTCCAATAGTTCTGGCCCCAAACAGAGCCAGAGTCAACGCATCTTGAATACGCCTCATCGGCGTTACTCATTAGTCTAAGATAATCCATTTGTGAGTATTGTTTCTGCAATTTCCACCGCCTCATAGTTGTTTCCACCAATATGCCAGTCATATTCCTCAGTAGGGATATATCCCATCTTCCAATTATATATGGTGAACACAGAACTCTCTGCATCCTCTTCATCATCAGCCCACGAACTAAGCGTTCTTGCTTGAACCGCCCATTCAGCGTTAACCTTCTCATAAGGGTCGGCGTCAGTGTAGGTAGGTTTACCAAACACCTCGCACAACTCAAGATAGGTTGCTTTTATAGTACCCTGTAAAGACGTACCGTTTACATTCACAGAATCATCTGCATCAAAACTAAGAATATTAGTCATATTTTACTCCCAAATAAATTCCCATAACCATCATAGACATTCCAAGCATAGTATACTCTATTATCTCCATCATTGTCAAGGAGTTTTCCATACATTTTCCATCACAATCAGCACCAGCAGTACCAAGCATAATGAAAAACCCCAAAAATCCAATCACATAACCTACATATTTCATATCAATTTCACTCCATTTTCAGCGGCACACTGCATATTAGCAATCTCTGCCATTTGATTCCAGAACATCTCTTTTGCACTCACAAAAGCAACCTCTCCACCTTCAGTTTGAACAGTGAATTCGATGTCGGGTTCAGAGCCGTAACAAACACGCTTGTTAAGAACAACCTGTCCATTGACAGTTTTTTGTTCCCAAACCCAATTCATAAACTCTTTTAATTCCATAATCATACCTTCTTTCTCAATCTTACATATACATTATACCTGTTATGATAACAAATGTCAAGTCTTTTTTGCAAGTTTTTTCATATTTTTTTCGAATAAAGCACGTATTTCTGTGGTGTTTCTGTTATAAGGGGAAACATCCAAAGTCCCTACAAATTCATACATCTGGTCAACG